GATCAAAGAATACCGCCCATATATTATCAACAAGTAATGGGGTCGCTTTTAGTAACAGGGAGAAAATGGTGGGATTTTTTCTCTTACCATCCAGATTTTTCTAGGCAGCTAATGATTAGAGTAGAAAGAAACGAAGAGTATTTAGAAAAAATGGAAGAGCAGCTAACAAAAGCCACCGGAATAATAGCCTTAGAAGCGCAGTTAGAGCATTTGGAGCCGACTCAAAAGGAGGATTATTAATGAATTGGAAGCCAAGCCCAAAATCTAAATGGCCGGGAATAGGAAAACGTCGTGGCACTTTTAATTTAAAGGAAGATAATTTTCAAAAGTTGTCATTAAAGAAATCACAAACAAGGAAATCGCAAGGAGAAATAATAGACGAGCTTATTGAAGGGTTTATTGATGAAATTATGCCAATAAAAAACCAATATTATGGCGCGGGTTATTCTAAAGAAAACCTAGATAAGTTGGGGGATAAATGCCAAAAATGCGGAATAAGTTCTAGCGATGCCCGATTACAAATAGATCATATAAAACCAATGAGTTTATTTCCAGAATTAAGTCAAGACGAAAATAACCTGCAAATCTTATGTATCAATTGCAACCTCAGAAAAGGCAACAAATATATAAAAGATTATCGAGATAAAACAAATAATTACTAGCGCAACAAAACGGAGGAGAAAATCATGCAAAAGGGCATTAATAAAGTTATACTTTTAGGAAATCTAGGGAACGATCCAGAAGTTAGGCCTCTAGAAAATGAAAAAATGGTTGCAAATATTTCTATTGCTACCAGTGAAACATGGAAAGATAAAAACACTGGCGAAGAAAAAGAACGTACAGAATGGCATAGAGTTGTTTTCTTTAATAGGCTAGCGGGAATTGTTGGCGAGTATCTACATAAAGGAGATAAGGTTTATGTAGAGGGTCGTTTACAAACTAGGTCGTGGGAGCAAGACGGGGTGAAAAAATACAGCACTGAAATTGTAGCTAGTGAAATGCAAATGTTAGGATCAAAAGGTGCAGAAAGCCCAGCAAAAATTGAAAAAAGCTCTGCTATGTTTGACGATGATATTCCTTTTTAGACTCTGGGGGGACGTCATACCCCTCTCCTAGCATTCCGGCGGCAATGCGGGTCGAAGCCGCCACTAGAATAAAAAAGCCCCCAAACTAGGGGGCTAAGAGGGGGGAGAACAATATGACCTTTGGAAGATCAAATAAATCGTAACTCAAAAAATACAGGTGATCAATGGACATTGGAGCAGCAACTAGAGAAGTACAAAAACAGCGCGGTATTACTAGCGCAGAGCTAGCAAGAAAATTGAAAACTAGCCCTCAAAATATCACGCATATTAGAAAAACAGTTAATCCTAGAATAGATAGGGTTGTAAAGCTGGCTGATGTTTTTGAGATGTCTATAGATGAATTTATTGGGAAAGGATAATGGCAGACTTTCTAGGTAGATGGGAAATGCCCTCGGCTTCTGAAAAGAAAAAAGAAAACAAGGTCAAGTTAAGGCAAAGAATAAATAAAGACATTGATGTTTATTTAAAAAACGGAGGCGAGATTAAAAAAATATCAAAAGGGGAAGTGAACATTGAAACAATCTACAGCACAAAGCAACAACGAAGAGCTTACAGAAAATCTCAATCTACAATCAAATGAGCCTTTAGAGACTCATGTCAGATGGTTTATTACTAATGAGTTTCAACTCAACGAGTATATTGGTCATGTTAAAGAAACATTTAATAATAAAAAGTTTTTAACGGCGACCTGTAAAGCTGGAAGGCAAAGGACTCTACTGCAAAACAAATCCCTTCACAAATATTTTAAAAACCTTGCGATAGCATTAAACGCAGGGGGTCAAGAATATAAGTTTCAAAAGTTTTTTAAATCTAGCGTAGATATACCTTGGACGATGGAGTTGGTTAAACAGCTAATTTGGAAACCAGTGCAAGAAGCAATGATCAACAAAAGCTCAACAGTTGATGCAAAGACGACTGATTATGTTAAGGTTTATGATGTGTTGAATAGACATTTGTCTGAAAACTACGGTATTCATGTGGCTTGGCCTGATAAAGCCAGCAAGAATAGTGAGGTGTAACGATGATTTTTCACAAAGTAATGCCAGCGTTTCATAAAGCTAGCGATGAAATAAACGCTATAGGTTTGCAGAACCTAGATGCAGAAGCGGCTAAAAATACTTACAATGAGCTTATTAAATCTCAATATATGATTTATACAGCCCTTATAAAGCCTTATGCGGATCGCCTAAATGTTTTGGAAGAAGAAGAAGCCCAAAGAAACCAAATCACCTGAGTTCTACCAAAAACCTCAGGATATTAGGCAGCTAGAAAGAGACTACCCTGTGTCAACTAAGCAATTTTCTATTTCTTTGCTAAAGACTAGATACAGGGATATGGACATCTACGCACAATTACGCGCAGATAAATCAATAAAAGCATTAGAAACAGGTCATTTTTATGGCAAAGATTACAATTAGTTGGGATGACTCTGAAACAGAAAAAATGCTTAATACAATAGAAAAAATAAATTCTCTCGGGGAGAAAATTGAAGAAATCGAAAAGGTCATCAAAAGGCTCCAGCAAGGTCTTGAGAGCGAAGTGTCTCAAGGCAATTCAACTACTTGCTAGAATAAGCGCAGCTAATGATTTCGGAATAGCAGAATGTGTAAGCTGTGGCCGAAAACAACACTACAAAGAAATGGATGGTGGACACTTTATTCCTAAAGGTGGCAGTTCTTTTTGGGCTTTAAGAATTGAGAACATCCATCCCCAATGCAAAGGGTGTAATGCCTTCGGCATGAAAAATGGAGTAGCAGCGCAGTCATATACTATATGGATGCAAGATTACTACGGGTCTGACTTTGTAAAAGATATGTTAGCGACAAAAAATAATTTAATAAAAATATATGCCAATGAATACGAAGAAATGCTCAAAGAGTATAACGATCAAATCAACGAGCACAGAAACAGAATCGGAGAATAAACTATGCGGAAAATGCTGGATGCTCTACGGAGAGCCACTATGCTGCTGCCACTTGACATCCGCGACTATGAGCGCCACAAAAAGCTTATGCAAGAAGAGCAAGAAAGAAAAGCAAACAAGAAGCAAATCGGCGGCAACCATTACTCTAAAATGAGTATTCAACCAGTAGAATTTATTGAAAAAAATAACCTTTCTTACTGTCAGGGCAACGTGATTAAGTATATTTGTCGATTTGATTCAAAACACGCATCTGCTGAAAAACAACTTCAAGATTTAGAGAAAGCAAAGCATTACATTGAAATGCTCATAGATATACATAAAAAACAATAAAAAAAAACTTTATATAGATTCATAAAAAATTAATTCAAAATATAAAAAAATTTATGGAAATTAAAATGAAAAATCAAAACTCTTTAAATTTAGCAGAGCTGAAGGAAATCAGAGCAAACATCGATGCTATTATTGAGGGGTGCGCTAAAGGCGAAATAGACAGGGACGAAATGTATGCTCAAATTTGGATGCATATCGTATTAAACCACCCAGAAGACCAAATAATGCACTAAATTGCTATTTATAACGCTCTTAGAGGCGATTCTAGGCATTTTAAAGACAAACTAATACTAGCAGTAGGGGGCAAATTGAAATCGCTTAAAACAGCCGAGCTTTTAAAGAAGCAAGAGGGTGTCCGTAGGTTTGCGTATTTTTGTCCGGCTAATCAATTGACTGTAGGGGCGGGTAGAAACATCCAACAGATTCCTTTCTCTGAAGATGAAATTGATCTAATGCTTTCTAACGACATAAAGCGAGTAGTCAAAGAATTATCTAAAACCTTTAACTGGTTCTCAGAGCTTGAGCCTGCGCGTATGGATGCAATGATATGCATTGGGTACAACTTAGGGATAAATCGCCTTCTACGCTTTAAGAGGGCTTTGTATTCGATGTCTATTAGTGAGTGGTCTGAAGCTGCTGACCATTTTAGGGATAGCAAATGGGCGAGGGTTCAAGTACCAGCTAGAGCGTCCCTGCTAGCCAGAATGATTGAGACAAATAAGTACCCTAAAACTTAGCCGCTACTTTTTGAGCGTGTTCTTCTGATACGCAAACATAAGAAGCTACTGTAATCTCTCCTTGAGTTATAAGAAGATTCCCAGTGTCAGGATAAAACAAAGCCTTCCTAGAAGAAATTGAGCAATCCATCTCTATAGGTTTTGTAGATTTAGGTTCTGCAATTTCTGTGATCATTTCATCATCCATCTTTGTTGTCCTTTTTTCTAAATAGTCCGGTGGCATTATAGAGCGATACGACAGCGCCGACTATATCGTGGGCTACTGGTTGTAGCTTTTCAAAAGACTCGTCAATATCATCAGCCTTTTCTATTGCTGCTTTTAACAATACATCAAAGGCGGCTAGCTTTGCATTTCCAGCGCCATCGTCAGGGATTGTTTCTTCAATTAGACGAACAATGTCCGCGACCATAGTCCACAGTCTTTTGACCCACGTTAGATAAGTCCATAGATTCATACTTTTCTCCTCAAGGTTTCTATTTCACAATCAAGCGTTAATAAAAGTCCAGCGTATCCCATGATGTTTTGAACCTCAAACTGACAGTGAGGACAAACGGGAACAGGCTCAACTGACAGGCTACATCCCGACCTTTTCAGATGTTGATACTGTAAGCAACCAGTTAACAACGGCGATAATACCAAGAGCAGCAGCATCAACCGTTTCTTCATCAATTGGAACATCATAACCCCATGCGGCAGCGGCATTAAACGCAGCCCAGATAAGAGCGGTCAGAGTGGTTGCAGTAATCTGATGGGTTTTCCATTTCTTTGGGTCTGCAACCGCCTTTCCTTTTTTTAATAAAACCATACTAGCTTTAATTTTTTTAATCATTTACTCCTCCTCTTCTTCATAAAAATCAAACATTTCGCTAATAACTTGATGCTTACAGACCTCCATCATTCCTATAATTGTTGTGACCTCTACATCTTCGGCAATTAAATTATCTGCCCATGTAGCTAACTCAACAATAGCTTCTTCCATTAATTTTTCAGTTTTTAAAGGGGGAAATAGTTTCACGTTGCTTTCTTCATTCATGCCAACATCCTCACGGCCACACCGATACCAGCGCAAACAATTAACCAAAAAATGCGCTCAGAAAAACGATTGTCGGCCTTAGTGGTCAACTCCCGCATCGTCTCGTCCATTTGGTTTACCTTGCTCTCAATATTAGTCTGTCGTGAAAATATGGTTTCTATTTTTACTTCAACTTGTGCCAATACTATAACCGCCCTCTGCAAATCATCTATCTTTGACTCTACCCTCTGTAATCTAGCTCCATCGACTTCCATCATTTTGTCCTTGGATACACTACAGTTCTACTTACTTCACCATAATTTTTATCATAACTAATTGATTGGGCTGCTCTTATGGTTTTGGAAAATCCCCTAGCTCCATGTGCGTCTCTAGCTGACAGAGTAGGATGCCTTTCTACAATAACACCAGCATCTTCAATGACCTCTTTTTGATGTAAATGTCCTGTGTGCAAATATCTATAATTTGATTGCCCCATTTCTGAACCAAATTCAGAATAAAACTTAGAAGGCATTTTATTAATTCTAGATAAATGCCCATGATGAAAACCAAGAAAAGTATTCCCCCAAGAAAACTGGTAATAAGGAAAAGGAGAGTCTTCTACAGTTATCCTTTTGTTTTTGCTAAACATTTGCTTCATTAACAATCTTAGCCAAACAGAGGCAGCAATATCATGATTACCTTCAGCCATAACTACATGGACGCGCTCATGTTTTTTTAGTAATAAGTTAACCACGTTAAAACAACACGCGGCAGCAATCTCTGTGAGCTTTTCAAATCTACCATCAGCATCTAGTACATTTTTAGCTGTAGGCGTTACCGCCATTAAACCATCCCAATGCAAGAAATCACCTAGTTGACAGAAGACTGCTTGCTCACTATCTGGAGAATCTTGAATTAAATCATTAACAGCGTTGATTAATACATCTTCGGCAATGCTTATATCCCAATCATCGCCAGTTTCTCTAGACCAACTATACGCGCCAATATGGTAGTCAGTGATTGTGTACAAAGTGCATAGATCACTTAATGAGTGCTTAGGCTTTTTTACTAGCGGCCAAGGCTTTAAAGTTCTAATCGTATCGGTTACAGACTCAACTAAGTTTTCTGCCGCTTCTTTTTTCGTTGTTTTAATCCAGACAGTATTGCCTTCTTCGTCTTTGATTAAAGTAGACTTGCCTTTTACGACTTGTCCAGCACCAACGTATTTACTAACGTCAAAATATTCTGTAACACCATCGGCAGCAGATAATTCTCTCAGTTTAGCTATTGACCTTCTTATGTGCCTTTCATCAACCCCTAAGATAACAGCGGATTTTTTTGCTGAAGCATCACAACTAATATAAGTGTCTAATACCTCTTTCTGTCTAGCCGTAGAGCAATAAGAGCTAAGACTTTGAAGATATTGTAATTTATCAGACATTTACTTTTCCTACGCAACCTTAAAGAGCCTTAATGCGGTCTATTTCAGTCTGGACTGCATCGGTGAAAGTCGAGCTGTAAGCACTGTTAGCTGCATAGCGCACTTTGTCACCCTCAAGCATTCCTGCTGCGGGGTCTACCCATCCGCTAACATCGCCCCAAGCAGAGCCGTCATAGGTATGCTTGCCGCCTTGCCATCCATCAGGAGCTGTTACGCCTGAGTGCAGAGTAGCGTTGCTTGCGTTAAGGTCACCGATATCAAAATCGTTGCCGCCGTTGTTACGCACAGTCGCGTTAGGTGTTGCTGAAAGATCGACATTAACGCTATCGTCAAAAACGTACACCGACACGTTGCCGTCATTTCGAGTTATAGTCTGGCTCATTATGAGTCTCCATTCAAAAGTAATGATGTTGTTGAAATTGCTAATCCTGCATTGACGCTAGGACTTCCTGCTGTTGACGAAAAGCCGCCCGTTGGGGTGACGTAGTATTTGGTTCCTATGACTGCCGAGGTACTTACAGATATAACATTAGTTGTACCGTCATAATTGTTGCTTCCATCGCCGTAGCTGGCAACAAAATTGTCTGCTGTTTCGTCTAAGATAAGCGCAGTGGTGTCTGTAGTAGTAGCGACCAAATCTTGTTCTGTACCAAAAGAAAATGAAGTCCCTGATATAACGGCATTATTAAACCTTATTTTGCTTGACCCACTAACATTGTAAACAATGCCTAAGATATTCCCTGCTGCTTTATAAGCTAAAGAAATATAATTTGTTGTCGTGCCGCTGCTAAACGCTGTCTCACCTGCAAAGCCAATAGAAGTTCCGCTAACTGTACCTGTGATTAAATAACCTTTGTTGTCGCTTGCTTTTCCATACCCAACTATTACTTTATTATCAGTGCTATTAAAAGTTACAGATAAAGCATTGTTATTCACAGCAGCAGCTAAGAAATCTACACCTGTTCCAAAGGACACCGAGGTTCCGGTGATGGTTGCAACATAAGCCGTTCCTGTAGAGTCAGTGTAATCTTGTGCAACAACAACTGTTTTTTGGGCATTTGAATCATAAACAGCAGCTAAATTAAAATTTTGTGTCGCAGCCGCAGTCGCAGCAGAACCAAAACTTATGCTGTTGTCAGAGGGGTCAACCGTACCAACAATTCCTTTAACCTCATCACCCCCTCCACCGTCTCTATAAACAATTAACACCTTACCAGCGTTAGCATCATAGACTACAGATTTTTGGTTGGAGGATGCGGTAGAAAAAACAACTTTGGTTCCAAAAGTTATAGATGTCCCTGATACGGTTCCCACACTTGCATAACCATAACTATCGCCATTATCTGAGTACACAATTACAACTCTATCGTTTGCAGTGTCATAAGCCGTACTAGTATAGTCACTAGCGTTTGAATTAATTTGTACAGCAGTACCATACGTCACACTTGTTCCACTAACTGTGCCGACAATAGCGTGTGCTACGGTAGTGCAAAACGCATGAACAATTTTGTTATTATCTGGGTCAAACGCTGAAGATATTCTTGTAGTCGCACCACCATCATCAAACACTACTTGAGACCCAGTAGTCACAGCAGGATCAACTTCTACACCCGTCACCGTACCACCCTGCACGATTATGCTACCCGCAGCAGAAGCTGATATTGCGCTGTCGGCTACGCCTACGAAGGCTTGGGCGGAAAGGTTTGTTCCAGTTCCGTCAGGGGTATAAACAAAAGTACCAACTTTATCCGCATCGTTGCCGTTACAATAAATATATACAACAAGGTTTGAGTTTGTATCAAGAGTACCGTCAGTTGTTGCGCGACGGAGAGAAGCCCCTGAAGTAGTATGCGTTCCAGAAAGACTAGGGGTTGTTCCGCTTACTGTAACCTGTGTTACATAATTGTTTAAATTTTCAGCCATATAAGAAATAGTAAAAAGCTTTCTAAAAGGATCATAAACAACATTGTTCCAATACATCCCCGCATATTGGTTAGAAGCTCCACTTACAAAAGCTAGTGGGGTATTAACTGTTGTCGATCCAGAGCTAGTGCTTACAACTACTAGCGAGGCTGTTCCGGTAGCAGCAGGGCTGCTAGGGCTTGCTCCATACATCACTAAAGCTTGCCCTAAATCAGAATCCCAAGCGGCTCCCAGATTGTCGTTTACAAGCGTTGTCGTAACTATAGTTTGAGGAGTGGTTCCTGTAATAGTTGTCCCTGACACCGTTAATGCTTGGCAAGCCAGTGATGAATTAGCGACTTGATAAACTATAAAAAATTGATCTGTAATTGAAGTATCGTACATTAACTGTGCAAAACTGGGGTAATTGGTTATAAGACCACTTGTAAAATAAGCCTCTGAACCAAAACTTAGGGAGCTTGCTCCACCTACTGTGCCAACTTGCATAATCCCCCGATAACTTGTGCCTGTGTCTACAAATAAAGACGCAATAACAAACTTGTCAGTTCCGGGCCATTCTTCAATTTGATGGTACAGATAAGTTGTTGTTTGGGAATAAGCTTGAGTCTGACCCGCCCAAGAAATTGTTGTATAGGGACTAGAACCAAATGTACCAATTATGCACTGAGCTTGAGAGGAGATTGTATAAATTAATACTAATCTACCCGTGTTTGAATGATAAATTATGTCAAGCCAATCCACAGCATTGCTTGTTATAATCACTGGAGTTCCCCAAGTAATCGAGCCGCTTGACATCGTGCCGATAGAATATTGAGGGTATGAAGAAGTAGCGTTGTTTGAAGATATAGCAACAAACCTATCCTCAGTTGCCGCATAACAGATAGCGTTATAATTATACTGTGTGTTTGAAGCCCATACAGCTTGCACATCCGCTACTGCCGCTGACGTAGTAGAACTACTAATAGAGGTGACCGTACCATCACTATTCAATATGACAGGCTTCTTGCTTGCTATGCCACTACCGCTGTCGGTAAAGGTCAGTTGTTTGGCACTAGCTCCTGCAGGGAGTAGGTCACTTAGGTTGCTCATGAAGTGTACTCCAAGTTAATTGCTGTGGCTGACAGAGCTTTACCCGCTTTAACACCATCGGTGCTTGTAGTTATTGTCCCATCGACCTGCACATAGTAATCAGTTGCGGGAGTTAACGAGCTTAGACCTGTGGCTGCTATGCCGCCTTTAATAGTGATGTTCCCACTGGCTGCGCTTGAGATGGCTGCGTCTGATATACCGAGGAAGTTTGTTGAGGTGAGGTTTGAGGATTCGGGAACAACAGACGCAGCTACATAATAATCAGTGCTTGCTTTTCCAAGTACCGCAATTATTTCTTGTTGATTCGTATTATACGCAAAACTTTTATACTGATTATTATATGTAGTCAAAGAAGTTTTAGTGCCACCCGTTAAATCTGTCCCACTTAAAGTAACAGGAAAATAATAAGAATAGTAAGGGCTACCAGATTGACGATAAGCAGCAATAGTTTTATTGACATTGGGATCGTAAGCCGCAGCTAGGCTTGAACTCGTTGGGCCTTCACCTGCTACATCATTATTTATAAGTGTTGTAATTGTTCCAAAACTTATCGTGTTGCCTGAAGCATCAACTGTGCCAGCAGCTACCTTTAAAGCAACATTACTAGTATCCCTAAAAACTATAATAATCTTATTACCAGTCGTATCGTAAGTGGGAACAAATTCATCTGACATAGTGCCTGACCCTAATTCTGCTGCACTACCAATGCCACTAATCGTCGCCGTTCCGTCTACTCCAGTACAAGCTAAAACTCTGGCGTAAGAGTTAGTTCCACCTTGCGTATAAAAAACAACAAACCTATCCTGATCTGGATCATAAGTTATTCCGGTATAATCATTACTAGCAGAATTTAATACTACCTTAGAACTTCCCATTGTGATGGTGTTACTACCACTTTGACAAGTTCCACACCAAGCAGTAAGGTAAAACGAATTAGTACCATCACAATATACGATGCAAAAGTTCCCTGTATCTGGATCAAAAGCTATATTTGCGTAATACCACAACACACTTGAAGCTGTTGAAGTAACGTTATTTGTAGTACCCCAAGTGATGGTAGTTCCTGATACTTCTGCCGGACGAACTTTAAGATACCGAGTTCCTCCTAATTCTTGCCAACATTGAACAATTTTACTTTTGACAGAATCATAAGTATTTACAGGATAATAAACATCGTTTGTACTAAAATCAGCAGCAGCACCTACTGTAATAGCGTTGCTTGCAGCCGTAAGAATATAACCAGTACCTTTTTTACCTGCGCCACCATTATAATTGTCAAGACCAACATAGGTTTTGGCTGTACCTGTTATTTCAGAAGCATCAGGCACGTTTTGTACGCTTTGCAAGATGTCTGTGGCATTCCCCACAACCCCTGCGCTTCCACTTACCTCACTCACTGTCCCATCACTATTTAAGACAACAGGCTTACCAGAGCTGGTGACGTTACCACTGGCCGTGAAACTTACTTGCTTCCCCGCTCCCGCAGGGAAAAGGTCAGAGAGATTTGTCATCCTGTGTAATCCTTAATATTAATCTGCGTGGCTGTTATTGCTTGGCCGATAAGTTGACCGCCTGTAGCCGTTGTGATTGTTCCGTCCGTTTGAACGTAATAGTCCGTCCCTACAGTAAGACTTGACTGCACCTCGTTCCTAGAACCCCAAGTGTTTATCGTGCCTGTCGCTGTGTCGCTGATGGCTCCAGAGGCAATGCCTAAAAGGTTGGTTGAGGTGAGGTTTGTTGAGCCGACTTGAATAACACGGCCCTGTCCATAGTACGGGCCAACTGCATAGGGGGCAAACGAAACAAGAAAACGGTCTACGTTGGTATCGTAAGCCGCGCCAATGTAGTTTGCTCCAATTTGCCCACTGACCCCTGCTTCAAAAGTAACGGCTGCACTAAAACTAATGGTTGAACCTGAGACAGTGCCTTCAACGTATTGGCCTGAGTAGTTATCGCCTATATTAAAGAAAGCTACAAAAGTTTTATTAGCATCAGGATTGTATATAGTAGGCATAGCAGATTTGCTATAATTACCAACCCCGCTCCCATTACCTATAGAAAACACCACTGGGGTTGAATAAGTAATATCCGTACCACTAACTGTTCCAAGACAACAATCTCCTTGCGAACTATTGGCATTATCCGCTCCTGTGATAACGACTTTATTAGCGGAAGTATCAAACGCTGAACCGATGTTAAGAGGTTGCTTACCGGACATAAATTGAGCTTCTGTACCGTAGCTGATACTGGTTCCAGAAACTGTACCTACACGACCGAAACCTTTGTAAGAGTCGTGTACTTTGTTAAAAAGAACCACCATTTTGTTAGAGCTAGAATCAAAACAACAACTTACATTTCTAGCATCACCACCATTGTTTATTTGACTTTTAGCACCGAAACTTACTGAGCTACCTGTGCCTGTGCCTGATACGGTAATAACTATAGATTCTACGGTGTAAGCTCCTGTGGAGTTGTCATTCTTTTTCCACGCTGTAACAGTTTTTCCCGCATTAGCGTCAAAAGCAGATGAAATATAATCTGTTGCATGAGTGCCATCAGGGTCTTGTGGCCCTGCTGAAGACCAATTTGTAGAAGTGCCACTAACCTCACCTGAAATTACTTGCAATCTACTACCCGAACTAAAATTCTGAAAAGATACTACAATTTGATTATCGGAAGACTGAAACACGGGAGCAAGCGCATTTGCTCCAAAAGACGCAACAACATTAGGTGTACCCCAACTTACTGTATTTGTACTACCTCCAGTAATAGTTCCTACTACAGCAGTCAAATAGTAAGAATTACCATCATCACGATAAACAACCACTACTTTGTTGCTGTTAGAGTCGTATACAGCCGCTGTTTCGTTGGTACTCGCACTTTCAAAAGTCGCTGCTGCTCCTGTTACTGCTGCTGTGCTAACAATAGGCGCAGCCTTACCCGCCGCCGTAAGAACAACAGGCGCACCAGAACTAATAGTCCCGTCAGCTACAAAATCCGTATTATTTTGACCGCCGCCAGCAGGAAGCAAGTCGGCTAAATTAGTCATTTACACGCTCCAGCCAATAGTTCCATTTATGTAGGTCATAGTTATTTCAGCGAAGTTTTTGTCAAAAGTTAAATCAGTAGCAGAGCTAGCTATATTGCTGCCGTTACGCGCTACCGTGAAACTTGTGGTAGCTGCTGCTCCAGTGCCATCTTTAACTGTTACAAAGTTCCCAGCTACAGGACTAGAAGGCAATGTAATCGTTATGCTGCCAGCAGTTGCTACAATATATTCGCCAGAAGAAGCTGTATAGTCTGTGCTTTTTAAAGCATATGATACCGTTCCGCTAATTTTAACCCAATCAGCAGAAGAAGATGGGTCAGTAGTCCCACTGGTGGCGGTACTTGCTCTGTATGTTTGAGAGTCACTGCCTATTGCTGCCGCACCTTCCGCATAAGCTTGACCGCTAACCCATAAAGCAGCACCCGCCGCAGTAGCCGCCGCAGTTTCAGATGCCGCAGCCGCCGCCGCACTATTTGAAGCAGCAGTCGCATTAGTGTTTACCGTTGTAAAATCAGTATTAAATGACGTTATTGAGGCATTCATTTCAGTAGAAAATGGAGAATAAAGCGCACCTAAAAAAGCATCTGCCCTAGTGTTAAATGTCGCTGGTGCGTCTGTTCTTGCTGGTGCTGTCGGCAAAGCCGTAATTGATGGAACAGTCATTAGGTTAAGCCCTCAATAGATAAGGTTGTTAAAGATACAGTCGGGTTAGTCATTAAAATACTAAACTCCCTAAAGTATCCATAAATTATTAATCCGTCTGTGTTTTCTTCGGCAATCCATACGCTTGGAGTAGTTCGTGCATCTGTTAGTATTTTTTTAACAGCAGAAAATCTAGCAGTTTCTATAATTACATCAATGTCCGCAGTATCGCTATAACTGCCAGCGGTAATAGTTACATTGCCTGCTGAATCAGTTGTTTTTGTAGAATAGTCAATAATACCAAAACTAGCGCCATATTGAGAATCCCCAATAGTTTCTACTGTTCCAAGCACTAACGCGCCAACTTTTGCCGTTCCAGCATCATTGAAAAAAACTTTTATTGCTGCGCTTGAATAGGCTGGAAGAGTTAAAACAGCTAGGTCAGCGTCTCTACCTATTGGCGTAAAAAAATAGTCATACCAACTGGTAATCCCTGAGTCAGAAACCATGCTAAAAGTTTGATTAAAAACAGTACCTTCAGTGGGGTCAATCATTTTTATAGTGATAGATTCTGTGCTGCAATTAACAACAGAAAGGCCGTTAACAATTTGGTTGGGAGTAATAGTTACATTAAACCCACCAGATAATGTATCTGCTTGTCCTCCCATGCCGCTATGGGTAGAACAATAGTAATAAAGTGTAGGAGCATCAGCAGCGACAACAATTTGAGTATATGCACCTCCAGAGCCTGGAGTTCCAGCTGTTGTGACTCCTGTTGTGTACTCTACTCCCCCGCCCCCATGAGTTCCGTCTGAGGTTTCTGATAAGCGTAGTGGATGAGTCCCGTTTGTTGCGTCACTTTGATCAAATTGATAAGTCGATCCTTCATATAAAGTTAATGTATCTTGTGATACTCCGTTAACAAGAAACTTCCCGCCAGATACCGTTACCGTAATGGTTTCAGTTACGTTAGAAGATGTTGTTTGCTGTTGGATAGTTTGATTAAACATTTTCCAACGGTTAGTGCTTCCCTCATCAGACCAGTAAGTATTGGTAGTGTCTGTTACGGGGTCATGGTTGTGATTACCCGCTGATTTAGATTTGTAAATCTTATGAATATTAGGAGTAGTTACAATAACTTGATCACCTTCAGCGTAAGTTGTTGCGCTGTCCCACGCCGCAAAATCGTTTTCTGGAACAGATGAATACGTTAAGGTTGTATCTGTAACCGCTTGTGATTTTATTAATTTCAAGGTTAGCTCCTAGTAGGTGGAAGCCCGTTTACATCCCAGCGGGACTCTATCCTAGCTGTCTTGTTAACCGCTTTAGCAACCACCAGCATTAATTCGTTAAGATTGCCTCGCATAGTAGACATTTCGGCCATCATGTAATCAGACCTTCTAGCTTCTGAAGCTGTTTGTACTCTTTCGCCTTTATGCAGTTCAGCTATATAACCATCAAAAGGTATGCTGTTAACGCCGCCAGCATGAGAGCCATCTAGCGCCGCATCTAAAATTGCTTGATAATTAGGCAAATTCAAAAAACTGTTTAAAACGTCAGGCGATACGCCATTATCCCCAGCAACCAAAGTTAGCCATCTTTTAGCGTAGCTATCCATTTGATCTTGTACTGGCATCCCTCTGCTGCCGCCATCTTCTTTTGCAGAGCCAAAAAACGCCCCTGTTCCTTTTCCTTTTTCATTAAGTCCTACAAAGTTACTTGCGCTTAAATTAACCTTTAACCCATTAGCTACAGCAACGTCAGTTAATTGCTTGTCTAAGGCTGCAAAACCACCAATGATATTTGCGGCCTCTTCTTGGTTAGCCCTTCTAACAAAGCCAGTAAATTGAGCGCCAGAAGCAAACGGGGCTATACTAAACTTAGAGCCAGAGCCTTTTACATCTATGTCTTGCGAAAACATACCAGCGTTATGAGACATTGTGCCGCCACTGTCTAACAGCTTGGCAGCCGCAGCAGCAGCAACTAGAGCTAGAGTGACGGGGTT